TGACCCTGTATCACCTCAAAACGCAGCAAGTAACACAGAGAGAGAAAATGCTAACGAGTGGTATCGAACAACATTTTACTCTCGATTGAATAATCCAAAGACAGGGGTGCGAATAATTATCATGCAGAGAATACATGAGAATGATTTAAGTGGCTTCTTGCTTGACAGAGAAACAAGACTTAATTACAATCACATCTGCATACCAGCAACAGAGGATGGTAATGTCAAACCAAAGAAACTAATTCAATTTTATGAAGATGGATATTTTTGGAAAGAAAGATTTGGTAAGGAGGTTTTAGATGATTACAAAACTGCTTTGGGTACTTATGGTTATGCAGGTCAGCTTATGCAAACACCAACACCAATAGATAGTGGTATGATAAAATCAAGTTGGTTCAAAATATCCAAACACAAAGTAGAAAATGCAACAATAAATTTTGTGATAGACCCAGCATATACTGCAAATCAAAAGAACGACCCCTCAGCACTACTAGCATATATATACAAAGACAATGTTTGGCAAATCGTAGATTGTATCAATGTACATAAAGAGTTTCCAGAACTCGTTAGATATATACCACAGTGGGTACAGAAGAATGGTTACACACCACAGTCAAGAATTTTTGTAGAACCTAAAGCATCAGGTAAGTCAATAGTGCAAACGCTAATCAGAGAAACAGGACTAAATATAAAAGAAGATAAGCCACCAACAAAAGATAAAGTAGCAAGAGTACAAGATATATCTGCTACACTTGAGTCAGGAAGAGTAAGTTTACTTGCTGGAAGTTGGAATGAAACATTTTTAGATCAATTATCTAAGTTTCCCTCAGCAAAGCATGATGATATGGTAGATTGTTTAGTTATGGCAATCAACAGAGAAATATGGTCAAATAAGGGGTCAGTAGTATATTTTTCTTAAAATTACTTGCATTTGTTAGCTTTTTTTTGTATCACTTACAGATATTAGGAATTTTAGCGATATTTTTTTTATATTATTGCATAATATTAAATTTCTAAGAAATATTATGAATATCAAAGATATTTATGCAGTAAATCAAAAGCACAAGGCATTACTTGTAAAATACATAGTATATGTAAAAAAAGTAGCATATTTTGCTACTGAGGATAGTAAGTCAGGTAAATTTAGGGAATATCACGATATTTTAGATACAATAATAGCATATTCTAATAATTTTTATGAATCTATAAAAAGTAATAATCAGTTGAAAGCAGAGTTTGCATATATTATACCAAACCTTGTTTTATATATGACTATTGGTTTTATGACAGGTTTAAAAAATAAATCTAATGAATATGATTTGATTATGCTCATAGATAGACTTACTAGAAAGACAGAAGCACTAACTGCTGAGATTACCGATATACTACATGAAGATTTAAAAATTTTAGATATAGAAGAAATAATATAATAAACAAAAATGGTAGAAATAAAAATACAAGACAAAAAATATGAAATACCAACTGAGTGGAAAGACATAACACTTGAGTGGTGGTGTGGTTTATATACGATTATAAAGAAACACACAAAGATGGAAGTAGATGAAGAGAAAAAAGAAATAAAAGAAGAAAAGCTAAAAGAGGTAGAAGTTTTAAGAATGAATAGAGATATTTTTAAATATCTAACTGGTGTTAATGATGCAATGTTGCAAAAATTAGATTTAGAAAGTGTGAATCAAGCAGTAGCAACAGTATCTGAATTATTGCAAGAGTATAAGCCAACTGGTATAGATAAGTTTGAGTTTGAAGGTGAAACATATTATTTTCCAAAAGAATTTTTAAAACGTAACACCTTTGGAGATTACATTGAATCTACACAATTAGATGCAACTATAGAAATGATGAAGCATGGTAAATTTGATGTGTTACCAGAACAAATAGCAATACTATGTAGAACAGCAACGGAAGAGTATGACGATGATGCTATAGCAGCTAAATCAGATAGATTTAAAAAATTAAGTATGGACATTGTGTGGGAGTTCAGTTTTTTTTTGACTATGCAAAGCGTCAGATTAACAAGAACTTTCCAAACGTATTTGGTGGGGGGTCAAGAGGAAGTATCAAAACCAGTAGAGGAAGAATCTCAACAGAAGGACTCTATAAAAAGTACATCAGACCTTATGGTTGGTTAAACAGTTTATATATGGTAGCAGAGAAAGGTATTTTTAAAGAAGAAGGATATAATGAAATAGATAGTGTCAAAAGAGCTAATCTATACAAAGTATTAACATATTTGAGTTGGAATACAGCAAAGAATGATTATGAAATTGCTGTAAATGATAAAATCAACAACCCAAATAAAGTAATGTAACATAATGGCAATAACAAGATTAAAAGACATAGTAACAGTATTTCAAGATAAATGGACATATGGTGATAGTAGATTTGGTTATGAAAGTGAAATCAATGAAACACATAATACTGTTTATCCAGCAATGATTATACAACCACCTGAATCTATTATGCCTGATATATATAGTGGTAGAGAAGAGTTTGAGTTTGAAGTAAACTTTTATAATTTATATCAACAAGCAGCACAGTCTGCTGTAACTCTGCAACACAGATGGGATAACTTACAAGACTTAGCTACTGAGTGGATGGATTTAGTTTTAAAAAACTTTCAAGACGCAACAGTGCAAGTTTATCTTAACGATGAAAGCATAGAGTTTGAAAGAGTAAAAGAAGTAGCAAATGATAGATTAGTACAGATCAAGTTAGTGTTTACAATGTCTGCATTCACTAAATGTTTTAGACCAGTAAGTAATTATCCATCAGATATTAATGACTTAGTGGTTTGGCTAAGAGCTGACAGTGGTGTTACCTTTGACATAGCAACACAACAAGTAAGTGCTTGGACAGATTATTCTGGCAACTCTAATAGTGTAGCTCAAGCTACAAGTGCTAGTCAACCACTGAGAATAGGATATGATGGTGCTAATGACAAAGCAAGAATTAATTTTAATGGTACTTCACACATATTAACATCTAACAACAATGCACCAATAACAGCCAATGATTATACAATACTTAGTGTTTTTAAATATACTGATTTAAGCAACATAAGTCAAAGGGTTTTTTCTATAAGAGAAACTACAGATAGAGTTTTATTTGGTTTGGATAGCACTGGTAGAATATTTTTTAAGAGTATAGACGATGAAGGTAATCAAGGTCAAGTCTTGTCTGATACATCTGAACTAATGAGTGACTTTAATATTGCTATGGCTCAATGTAAAAAAGTAACAGGAGGTAGTGACTTAACAGTACAATTTAACAATAACGCTAGTGTAACAACTAATGTAGCAAACTTTAATAACAACAACACTGGGTTTGATGACGCTGTCTTTGTAATAGGTGGTGCTTCTAATTTAACTTCCACTACATATCTAAAAGGTGATTTATGTGAATTAATAGTATTTAACAGAGCTTTGAACACTACCGAATTAGCAATAGTAAAAGATTATTTAAATAACAAATACAGAATATATTAAGATGACAGCAATAAGAACTAACACAGTATTGACGATTGTAGTACAGCCACAAGCTGCTATGACAAGTGATCCTCAAAATTATTCATCATCTGATACTAACCACATTGTTAGTGCAAACTTACCAATACCAATAGTTGTTAAATGGTCAAACACCTCAGGTAGTGCTGTTTCATCAACATATAATCCGACAACAACAGGTGATGTAGTTAATGTAATTATTGAAGTTTTTGCTGGTAATAAATATGGCACTAATCAATCTATAGCAGCAGGTAACATGAAACAAATAGCTACTCTTAAAAAATCAAGAGATTTACCTTACTTAATGACTGACATGGGTACAGATATGAGTGTGGCACAACCTTTTCAATATTTTTCTTTTGATTTACAAAGCATCTGTGCTGATTTACTTTCTTATACTTTAGCACCAATAAAAGCAGGTACACTTAAAAGTATTGATTTTGGTGGTTACAATGGAGACACGTCATCTTACATACAAGGTGATAACAATCCAATATTACACCCTCTAGGTGCTTTTAGATTTATAGATTTTCAAGTCAAAGCAGAGGTTTTAAATTCTAGTGGAGAAGTTGTAAGCATGACAGGTTCTGCTTTAGCAGGAGGTACTTTTGGTATTGTTAACAATGTACCTCAATGGACAGATAGCCATAACTTGCATGATTATGCAGTTGTTGGAGGTACTGGAGCAGACGATACTTCTCATAAGTTTTTTTCATATTGTCCTAATGCTGCTACATCAAATTCTAGTGTGAAATACAAAAAACCAATACGAACAACAGATGAAGCAGAGTGGTTACACTTTTTTATACAAAAAGGCATACATGTCAGTACAGACCTAACAGATGATGCTTTTATAAAAATAGAGACAAGTGATGGAAATGATGCTGAGTTAAATGCTTTTAAATCTTTGATACCTGCTTTTGGTATAGCGTCAAACGCAACATATAAAAGTTATCTGATACAAAATGTGTCACCAGTATATATCAACAGTATCTCCTCAAATACAATATCAGATGACACCGTTTGGTATAAAGCGACATTAATGTTTACAAAAGATGGTGGTTCTGATTTTAAATATTCAGAATCAAGATATTTTGTAATTGATAGACAACCTGTAAAACCAGCATATGACTTTGTTAGATTTCATTGGCTAAACAGAGCAGGTGGTATAGATAGTTATACTTGCACAAGAGATGTTACAGAATCAGTTAGTGTTTCTAAAAATACATATGAGCAAAGACCAAATCAAAGAATGTTACCAGAGCAGGGAAGTTTGCCAATAGACTATACTGGAGTAAGTTATACTAATGATAATTTAGCTGACACTAATTTCTCTAATACATATCAAGAAAGCGTAAGAGTATTAAATGTAGATGCTACAAAAAACGAAAGTGTATATACAGAACCAATGAATAAAATAGAATCAGATTGGTTGAGTGAATTAATCACATCACCATCTGTATGGATAGAATTAGAAAACGATGCATCTATAAGAGCAAATGCAATAAATGCTACTATGCACCCATCTACAAAAGATTACTTTCCAGTCATTATAACAAATAGTTCTGTTGAAACTGTCAATCAAGAGCAAGGCCTTGTTAAGTTTAATATTGAATACACACATTCTCATAAGATAAATACACAAAGAAACTAAATGGCAAATAAAATTAATATTGAATTATTAGATTTTACAAGTGGTGATTCTTTATCAAGTGTTAGTGTGATAAATGGTGGTGAATTTGTAACATCAAGTGCTTCTAATATAGTAGGTATAGTGGAAAATGGAGCTGGTCAACCAAGCCCCACAACATCAGCCACTATCACTTTCACTACATCTGGTAGTGGTACTCCAGCAGATCCTTTTGTAATAACTGGTGTTAATGTAACAGGTGGAGGTTCAGGATATAATAGCACGATAAGAATTTTGGTTACAGGTGGTGTAATAACAAACCCTGTATTAATTCCTATTTTAAATCAGGGTGTAATTGGACAATTAGATATAACAGATAGCGAGGATTTTCCTTTATCTCTAAACCTTCAAGTATCTGATGGTAAAAATATAGAAAGTAGATTTGGTGATTTTTCAAAATCTTTTGAAATACCTGCTACAAAAAATAACAACAGAATATTTCAACACATTTATAATTCACAAGTAGTAAACACAAATAACATTTATCATATAAAAGATTGCAGAATACTTGTCGACAGTATAGAGTTT